GTGTTCCGAGCGTCCACGTAGTTGCCCAGGAGTGGGTAGTGGTTGTGGAGCATGTCGATCACACCCGGCAGGTGCTTGACCATGTACCGGGTATGCTTGAGGAGTTCAGAGGACCCGAGCATCCAGACGGCCCCCGTGAGTGGAACGCCGTCAACCGGGATGACGCCCAAGGCGCACTCTGGGCTTCCGGCCACGGTCCAAACCCACGAGGGGCCGAGGGAGACTGCGGTTGGTAGGGATGTCTCGGGTTCCACGCCGGATGCAGCTAAGCACTCGGCGCGATCTTCAGGCCGAAGCCGTGGGGCTAGGGCAACCATGTCGGCTACCGTAGCCTCACGAAATTCGATCATTACACTCTCCTTGATTTGGTGACGTAGTTGGCGATCCACTCCGCAGAGATGATCGAGGACGGGAGGTAGCTGTCGTTGACAAGCTCCACTGACACCTTGTCGTTCTGAGACAGGAGGGGAACATCGAGAACGCCATCCCCAATGGTGATGAAGTCGGCTCGGTTGTTCGGGTCACCCATCACGCGACCGTTGGTGGCGTAGGCCCGCATGAGCATCCCCTGAAGGGTAACTTCGGCCCTGAGGTAGGCTGTCTTGCCATAGCGGATCAGCAACCTGACCAACTGCAGTCGGCCCTCGGTACGAACGATCGGTGTCCCGGCAGAGGACTGCTCTCGGATGTAGATCGTCGATAGGCGGAAGCGAGAGGTGTAATCCAGACCCAGATGGATCGGAACGTCCCTCATGTCACCGACCAGTGAGAACGAAGCAGTGGTGATGTCCAGCGCATGCAGCAGCAGACCTGGGCCGATCTTCGAACCACCAGCGCCACTCACGAGAACGTAGGTCTTCCCGGTGAGGTCCGAGGGGATTGTCGTCCGGTCGGTGCTGGCGTTGTAGGTGCGACCCGTTGCTGGCAGGGTGATGCGGTGATCGAGGTGAACTAGGAAGTCCATCCCGTCGTCAACGTTGCCTGCCTGAATGTCCACGCTGGAAATCCATACGTTACCCGAGGTTGTCTGGAGCAGAACGTACATCTTGCTCTCTATGAACCAGAAGTCGAAGATCCTCGACACGCCTGTGAACTCCCACCGGGACCACGAGGACTGAACCTTGCTTCGATCCTGATAGAAGTACTTGTAGACGTAGAGACCATTCCCGCCCTCGTCCGTCTGGATGACCAGAACGTCTTCATGGGTGGATGCACGCATCTTCGTCACGTCGCCGCGCACATACTGCGGAACGTAGCCCGTGATGTCTTCGGCTTTACCGAGGTCACTGGCGGGGTCGATGGTGTACTCTCGGATCATCGAGAACTGACCACGCTTCACCGGGAAGTAGACATTGTCGCCGTTGACCACCGGACGACAGCGAGAGGACATGCTGTACTGGGTCGAGGGCCTGATGTTCACCGTCTTGTTGGTGAGCGTATCACCCCCTGCCAGCATCGCCTGGGAGTTGTCAGCGAACAGGATCAGCCTGTCGGCAAAGCCAACGCCTGACCTGAGGACAGACACGTCGGTCTCCGAGGATGCCACGTCGATTGGATCATCGTCCATCGTGGTGGTGGCTGTGGTCTTCCAGAAGTCGAATGGCCCACCGGACCTACCGAGGATCGTGTTCTCGCCGCTCAGGAAGCCCAGCCGGTTCTTGAACCAGATGATGTCATTGACCGGTGACCCAACGAACGAGGGGCTCGGGCTGGTGATCTCATCGCCACACTTCCGTCGTTCCCAAGTTACCGGGCCGAAGTTGAATGAGCCATCCGCCTGACGGACCAATGCATGGGGCATGGTTTCGGCGTTAAACGCGAGACGTGATCCTGGCTTGGCGCACTCGACCCACTTGCCACCCGTGATGCCATAGTCTGCAGAGCTAGGGGTGAACCTAACGTAGTAGTCGTCGTAGGCCGTGGTGACAGAGCCTTTGACCTTGACCGCAAAGCCAGGATAGCCGTAGGCCGGGAGGTCAGAGAAGTCCTGGGTTTCATACTGGATCGCCTTCATAGCATGGCCGTTGTAGCCATCTTCGACCGTCACGGTGAACGGTGAAGACGAGTTGATGTAGATGACACCCTTCCCCGCAACCACGCCGAAACCCAAGCCAGCCAGGGTGGTGGTCAGGTTCTTGTCAGCGGCCTTGTAGGTCCACGCCGTCGTGCCGTTGATGGTGTTGCCGAGGTTCAGCGTCTCACCAGTCGCCAGCCTCCGTCCGATGTAGGCAGTATCCACGCCGGGGCTCTGGGCACCTGAGGTACCGTCCGGTGTCGCATAGCTGGCCCTGAGGACGCCGTTGATCAGGATGTTGTAGGTCTTGCCGTAGTTACCGGCCAACACATAGACCATCGCTTCGTAGCCCTGAGGCGTCTCGATGACGTTCGGGTCCAGATCGACAGAGCGATGGGTGTTCGTCATGTAGGTGTAGTCGCCGATGGTCGCGGTGCGATACGGAGGCTCGTCGGGGGTGCCAGCATACTGGAGATACTGCAGACCACCGGGGTAAGTCACTTGCCGCTCTTGGCCGTCCAGGGTGAATACGCGGACGCCTGTCTTCGACCAGATGGTCTCGTAGCGTTCGTTGACGTCCCGGTTGATCGGGTGGCAGTGGATGGGGTTGGTGTTGAAGTCGCCCACGATCTGGGGGCCACGAACGAGCGGAGGCCGCTTGATCAGACCATCGACTACCGTGGAGTGAGCGTTGATTTGCAGGTCGCCCTGAGACGCCATACGCAGAGCCATAGCTTGCTGCGAGACGCCATTGATGAAGTTCGGAATAGACCCCGAAATGCGAGCCATTACGAACGGGCGAGAAGGCCCTGCATGAACTGACTTCCCGTCAGCATGTTCGGATCGGTGCTTTCGATCTCAGCTTCCATCATCGCAGCCTGAGCCACGAGTTCGTCCTGAGCCGTATAGGAGTGAACCTGACTGTCACCGAAGTACTGGTCTTGGTATTTCCGAGCTGCGCGGATGACGCAGAAGTTGGCAACGACAGGGGGCATTTCGTCGAACGAGAGGCCGAGGGTGATCTCGAGGGTGACCGGAGCTGTCCAGAAGAACGTGTGATCGTCCTTGTTATAGAGCTTCGTGCCACGCTGGACGGCGTTGGTACCAGCCGAGGCCCCATCGGTATCGACCTTGAGCGTGTTACGCGGGAGGATGATGTAGCCGTTCTGATCGGGGGAGATCACATAGCCAGTTTCGGTATTGAACGAGAGCCCTTGCGTCTGCACTTCTACGAGGGTGGCGCGGAGGGTATTGCGGGCGAGAGATGCGTCGGTGATCTGATTGTCGTCCAGAGTGGAGATCGGGCTCTGGGTGGAGGTCGCGAGGATCACGTTGATCGCCTCAAGCTCCGACAGTGGCACTAGGCCATCAAGTGAAGACATAAGGGTTCCTTAAACGAAAAAAACCGAGGCCCCGTGAGGGACCCCGGCTGGGAGAAGTGGATTAGGCGATTGCCAGCTCTATGGCTGCTTCACCGCGAACGGTGCCATGGCCCATCGCGTACTTGGCGACGAAGAGAGTGCCCTGACGGGCGATCTGGTATTCGCTCTCGGCCTTGAGGTCCATCAGCTTGACCGTACCGACCGCAGAGCGGTGCGTGATCAGACCGGCGGTCTTCGAGAAGTCACCGAGGTACTTGCCGGTGGTGATGTTGGTGTTCGGCAGGTTGGCCGTCTTGACCGGGAGGATTTCCGCGATCATGGCAACCGTGCCGTTTGCGTACGAACCTTCGCCACCCCAGTCCTTGTTGATGACCTTGGTCGTCTTGACGAGGGCGTAGTACTGCGCAGGCTTCATGTACGAGTAACGCTCAGAGGCCGGGATGAACTTGTCATCGAGCAGTGCAGCGGCGTCGAAGTGAGCGTCTGCAAATGCCTGTGCGTCGGTCAGGAAGTTGGCATTGATCAGCTTGCCACCAGCCGGGAGACCGGTGATGCGAGCAGCAGCACGGGAGGCCAGGACGCCGTTGATGGCGACGTTGCGGTCGAATGCCTGTGCAAGCTCTTCGCCCATCTGCTTCGTGAACTCGCCACGAACGTCAACATGGAGCTTGGCCTCTTCGATGTTGGCGATGAACGTCGAGGTCAGGAGCAGGTCGTCGATGGTGATGACGACTTCGTTGACCGGGATCGTGCCGCCGAGAACTTCGGTGCCGGGAGTGTGGTAGCCAGCGTTAGCCGAACGACCGGTTGCGTAGAAGGAGGCCGACTTGCCGTTGGCGATAGTGCGGACCTGATGCTTGTCCACGAACTGCGACGTGCGCGAGAACGAGGTGATGATTTCGCCAGTGGCGACCTTGAGGAACAGTGCATC